ATTCTATGAGCCTACCAGCTGATCGTCGGATCAGTAGGTGTAACATTCTGATAGTCCCCTAAGGGTCTCTTCAGAAGAGGTTACTTCACAGTTAATTATAATTAACGTGTCGAGTGGGAATCCCCAAAGTTGCCATAGGCACTTGACTACACTGTCAGGTACTCGCGGAACTGGGCTGGTTGGATATATGTAGCCTTAATATTTCTATTAGGATCCATATTCCGCAACGCCCCTAGTATAGGCGCCGTCTCCAAGACTGTATGTCCTGGTTTTACCTTTTCAGGTAGACGTAACTTATAATCTAGTTGCTCCACTTTATCAAGCAGTGAAAGGGCTTCCTTGTAGGAAACTAATCGATCACCATGTTTAGCATGTTTATATGCTAATTCATAGATCATTTCATAGATTTCCTCTGGATGCTCATTAGTCATCTGTAGACCTAGTAACCATTCGGTATAATTATGAAGTTGAGTTATTAAAAGTTGTACTTCTGAAGGTAAATCCCCTAGTAGCACTCCTTTATTATAATCTTCTTCGTTATACATCGGTACGATTAGCCCCATTGCAAAAATATGGACATATTTATCCACATTTTCGTAAAGGGCTTTTGCCTTCTTCAAGGCCGACTGTAGTATAACGGTTGCCAGTTCGTACTTGTACTCATCGTACACTTCCGTTCTAGCTTCCATGTTAGACCATAATGGTTCCGGTAACTTGTCTTCAACAAATATGTTGTAGTTTACGTTTAATGAAGCTATTAGTGGGAGGCCAACTGCCTCATCACTGAAGTCCGCCTCACTGTTATGTGGGTTGACTAGTGCTGTCATTACACCGCTTAGCGGTAACTTACCAGATTGGTGAGCTACCCCAAGTAGTGATAAACTACCGATTGATAAAGCTTTTAGTCCCGAATTTGATCCTTTTGTAAAGATCTCTCTCGTGGCCAATCGCCTATTAATCAACATACTACGTGTAAGACTCAGCGCTAATAAGGTAGGAGAGGTTATAAGACCAGTATTGATAAAGCTTAACGCATTAGCAACACGACCTGAAACCTTCCAGCCTGCTCACACTTGTGCTACCGAAATACCAGATACTATCTGATTTCCTACACATGTTCGTTTGGCAAACTCAAACACAGGTCGATTAGGCGATACGATTGATTTATGTAAATTAATCTCACAACCTAATACTTCCATGATAATCAAGTATTCTCGCGCCACATCGGCGTCGAAAATTACAAGATCATCTCCTAGTAACTCGTAATTGAGATACCAGGTGTGTCCTTTGTTTGCTTTGGAAGCTGCGCATTGAACAATCCAGTGGTGGGTTACTGCTAACCCAGCCCACGAGGATAGACCTCCCATTGGCTGTCCTACTGCATACCGATAGGGACCTTCCTTGACTCCTCGTTTTTCAGCAA